AATTGCCTTGATGCGCGGCTTATCGCTTATCCAATTGGCGAAGCGTTCTCCGAATTTGCGGTATAAGTTGAAGAACCACCTTGGAGATTCTGCGAACATCCACTCGCGGAAATGTAGCCATTGCGGATTCATTGGTCCGTAGACTTCGCGAGCTACCCAACAGAATGCGGCAAAAGCACCTATACCTGATCCCACTAAATTACCTAAGCCACTTGCTAATCCTGCTGTCCTTGACGCATCAGCGGATAGACCTGCACCGTACATCGATGCCTCATTAGCGGCCATCTGTGAAATGTATCCGAGACCCGATTCGGGGTTCAAGTATTGCGGTCCGCTCGATAGTCCGTAGTTCGCCTGACCGAATACACCCTGACCCGCTTGTAAGCTTCCTCCACCTGCCCGGTTGAGGAGTGCGGCAAATGGGTCCATCGTTGTCTGATCTTCGAGAGCGGCAAGCCGGGTTGCGGCATCGACATACCCCAAGGCTCCCTGCTGTGCGAGTTGTGCGTTGAGACGCTCCGCGTCCATCGTAGCCCCGACCCCAAACTGATTGGCTTGTTGCTGTTGCCTTTGATCTGCGAGTGCGGCTTGCTGTGCGGCTTCGGCTCCGAACGCGGCTCCCTGTTGAGTAAGTTGGGCCTGTAAAATGTCTCTGTCCTGCTGAATCCCTGCCTGTGCAATATCCTGTTGCATTCCGGCCTGTAGGCCCGCCATTGCCGCTTGTTGTGTGAGATTGGCATTATCTCGTTGAGCTTGCTGAGTAAGTGCGGCCTGAGCTTGATCCTGTTGAAGACCTGCTTGTAATGCGGCCTGGCTTGCTTGTTGAGTGAGGTCTGCCTGTGCAAGTTGACCTCTTTGCGTGATTCCGGCTTGTGCTTGTTCTTGGGCAAGACCTGTTTGAACTGCGTCACGGGCGGCTTGTTGCGTAAGCTCGGCCTGCGTTAATGCTCTTCTTTCATCGAACCCTGCCTGTGCCTGTTCCTGTGCCAAGCCTGCCTGAAGTCCTGCCATGCTTGCCTGTTGGGTGAGGTCGGCCTGACTCAATGCCCTACGCTCATCGAACTGTGCTTGAGCCTGTTCCTGTGCAAGACCCGCTTGCAGGGCAGATTCTTGCCTGCGTTGCTCGGCTCCAAACTCTGTAAGTCCTGCTTGCTGACCGAGTCGGGCTTGTGCTTCTTCCTGCGAAATACCTGCTTGGGCGGCAAATTCTAATGCCCGGTTCGTGGCTTGCTGATTTGCAAGTTGTGCTTGCATGGCCTGATTTTGCTCGAACTCCAAGGCTCGATTTTGAGCCTGCTGATTCGCAAACTCCTGAGCCTGTTTTTGTTGGGCGGCAAGTGCTTCCTGCGAAAGTCCGGCGGCCATTCCGAGTCGTAAGGCTTCGTTTGTGGCGGCTTGGTTGGCAAGCTGTGCCTGCATACCTTGTCCTGCGGTAAACTGTGCGGCTTGGTTAAGCGCGGCTTGGTTCTGTGCGGCGGCCTGTAGACCACGGCTAAGATCGGATTCTTGGAGACCTGCTTCCTGTCCAAGTACACCTTGTGCAAATGCACGGTTTTGCATCCTTCGAGCATTATCCTCAAGCACACGGGCCTCGGCCTCTCGGATTGCTTCGGACTGATCAAAAGTTCTGCCCATCATGGTTGCTCTTGCCCTGGCGGCTTCAGCAATTTGTCTTTCCTCGCGAGCGGTTAAACCCTGTCCAAGTGCAGTTTGAGCGTCAGTCATTAATGCCGCCCTCAATGGATCTGCGGCAATTGCTCCGCCTTCCAATCCTGCGGTTGCGGTGAAGCCTTCTCCTGTGACTCCTGCGGATGGAGTAAAGGAGGTTGCCGCAGATAAGGCCATTGGGTCAGCGGCTTGGGCGGCTCTAAAGCTACCACCCGTTACACCTGCGGATGGAGTATATGAGGTGTCTGCGGTGAGTGCTTGCCGGGCAAGCGGATCAAGAGCAGAATAGGAGGTAGCGGCTTGTAGTGTGGGAGCGGTACCCGCCGAAGCGGCATCGAAAGCAATCGCCGCATCAAGAGTTGGCGCGGTCCCGGCACTTGCGGCATCGTATGAAGTTTGAGCATCAAGGGTGGGAGCGGTACCTACCGTTGCGGCGGTAAAAGAGGTATCGGCATCAAGAGTTGGGGTGGTCCCAAGTGATGCCGCAGTAAACGATGTATCTGCGTCAAGAGTTGGTGCGGTTCCGAGTTGAGCGGCAGTCAGAGTCGCAGGAGTCGCGGCTCCGCCAAAGGTGTCGGCGGTTGGGATGGTGATTTGTCCCTGGCCTCCTGTGAGTCGATCCTTCTGCGATTCTAGGACTTCACGCGCTCCGGTGACCGCTTCGGCGGTACCAGGGCGGTAGTCTTCCATCACATCCTGAAAGCGGCCTGACAGACGCTCGACATCCGCAAGATCGGCTTCGCGTTGGCGGGAAAGGTTGCCCCGCTGAATATCTTCAGCTAATGCGGAGAGTCCGAGGAAGTTACCCTGTGCATCGAAACCCGCTTGGCGGCCCGTGTCCATCGAGGCAACGGTTGGTAATGTAAGTTTATCAATGCCAAAAGCTGACGCAATTTCCTCAACACTGTCGTAGTCTTTAAGCAATTTACGACCCGCCTCGCCCTTAGATAAACCGACAAATGGGTTAGTGGGATCAGCGTCTGCTTGAGCTTTTTGATAGAGAGCATCAAGCTCAGGATTTTGATTAACAAATGCCTCACCTTGCTCATTCAGATTAAGCCTGCGGGTCTCCTGAACCTGACGCTTATCACCCAACAAATCAATCATGCCGTCCTCGGCTCGGACTACATCACCCTCTTGGAGTGGTTCTCCTGTGTTGGGGTTGGTGAAGTTAAACTCGCGTGCGGGAGCGTCAGTATCGCCATCGGATTCCTGTATGGTGTTTTGAAGTTTTGTAAACTCAGCCGACACATTTTCCAATGCTTTTTTAGTAAGTTCAGCTTTTTTGCTATCATTCGAACCATAAGGAATTTCTTGAGAAAAGCTTTCAAGCACCCCTCCGGTTTGAGTATCTATTATTGTGTATACAGCTGTAGTCCCATCAATGTATTTTCTATTCTGACCCGGCTTCTTTTGATCATAATCATCCACTTGTGCGGATGTCTGTAAAATCTGATACCTACCACCACCCGCAGTCTGCGGCTCACCGTCATCTCCTGTGACGGGTTCCGCACCAGGTATTCCGAACTGTCCGGTCTCAGGGTCTTTTACGACCTTCTGCTGACTACCCAAGAGAGTTTGCCTCAAAACATCGGTGTCGATTTGGGCGGTGGTCTGTCTGAGCGGAGCTTCGTAGTCCTGTACTAGCTTTTGCAGGCCACCCTCGAATTGTGAGAAGTCTGCGTCTCCAACCTCGGTTCCTGTCAACAAGGCAACCTGTGCCTCTAACGATTCGCGCATCGAATCGCCGTATGACGGTTGAGACGGATAATTTATACTTGTGTCACCTTTTCCCATAATATCACCTTATTGTATTAAATCTAAAATTCTACGATTGTAACGAACGCGAGACGCTATTCCTGTCCTTTTGTTTTTCCTAGTTCCCCAAATCTCAAGATCAGCATAGTCAGGGTTTCGCTTAACTAATTCCCTGGCCAATGACTTCATTGCTATTGGATTGGTTGTAACTACATCAGATAAATATAATAAATCTCCATCCACATAATGCTTGGGAGGATTTTGGAAGATTTCGTCATCCTCTATATTTTCTAAATCTTTTTTATTCCAACGCCACCAAGTGGTAAGACCAATTACTTCACCCTTGTCATTTCTAACGAATAATAAAGTGCCTTGATTTAGGTGGTAGTGTAGAAAGTTTTTCGTACTTTCCCATGTCCATGCGTGTTTAGGAAAACATCTTTCTTTATCATGTGTACGGGCATAATCTGTAAGCTCATTAAGTAACTCATGCAGTTCACTTACTTCTGTCTTAGATTCGACTTTTTCTAAAATACTCATGTGCTAATATTCGCCCCCAAAGCGACCACCTTCCAATTTGATCCATCACTCACCGCGACCGTTGCGGCACCTGCGTTTCCATCAGTTACATAAATCATCTGACCCGCAGGACTTGCGGATGGAACCCCGCTGACTGCATAACTCTTTAGCGTCATGATGGTCCCACTTATGGTCCCACCCGTTATCGCAACTGCATTGCTTGCTTGCGTGGCAATCGTGCCAAGGCCAAGGTTCGGACGCGCGGCACTTGCGGAAGTCGCGTTTGTACCGCCATCCCCAATGGCAATGGGTGAGGATAAGCCGCTTATTGAACCGCCTGTGATGTTCACATTGGATTCGTTAATCGTGACAGTTGGTTCACCGAGTTGGTTGAGTGCGGCGGCGGTCACCTCCACACCTGTAGCGAATGTAAAACCTCTTGTAACTGACGCAGTGATTGCCATTACGCAACTTCCCTCCTGGCGTTCAATCCGTTGGCAATCGCTTCTAGCGAGATGTGCCTAAAGCTCGGTCTCCCACTAGTGACATCAATCTCAACCGAAGCCCCATAGCCACGCACCCTACCCGTTCCGAACCGCAATAACGCTTCTTCGGTCCCCGAAGCGGTGTGCGTCAAGACAGTGCTTGATGTGTCAGGATCGATGGTGTTGACCTTTACGGTAAACGCATCAGATGCCACAGTATTGACTCCGACTTGTCCGCGTCTCCAACGCTTGACATCGACACTATCAAAGGTGAAGGATCTCGTCTTCAGCTTACCTGCGATTGCGGTTGTGCCTGACTCTGCGGTTGATCCAATCTTGCGACCTGAATCATCCGTTTGGTTTTCTTCCATCAGGTAAAACCCGGTGTCATTGCAGGCGAATAGTCTGCGTCTAGTCGGGTTGCTCCCGTGTGAGCAAATGACCCAATCATCCACATGGAATGCCAAACCTCCTGACATTGCGGGGTAACTATCCACGCTTATCCATGTTGAGGTAAGTAAGTCGAAAATGAAGATTGCGTTGGGAACGGTTGAACTGCCCGTAGGTACTGCGAGGTAATACTTGTTATCATGCACCACCCCGCAGGACTTGTCTGCATGTGCGAAGTTTACCTCATCAAACTGATCCTGTATTGGCCGGGTCATCGGTATGGTTTCTCCGCTTACTTTCGAAATTGCGACTCCGAGTCCTTTTGCGGGGTCCGTGCCAGGTGACAGTACAATGACCCCATTGTCTGACAGAAAGAAAGTTTGGGGTCCGCTCTGTGCAATACTCTTGCGAGCTACACATCCATGCTGACGGGTAATCTCGTAAGTGTTTGCCGCGCTCACCGTGGCAATGTTGTTGATCATGTGGATACTGTTACGCATGAACACAATCAACTGATCTTCTTGATAGGGAAAGAATCCTACGAGTTTATCCGCACTTCCCTTATTGATTCTGAACTGTGCGTCTGCGGTGGTGTACACATCCGTATTGAGTAAGTTACTCATAAGGACCGTGTAGTTCGAATCTGTGGGCTGTGGAACAATTAAGCGGTTGCGAAAGAATAAACCAAAGTCTGTATTTGGGCATTGGATATTTCCGCCTCCTGGGCTTGCATTCGCTTTGACCACGAAGTCAGTTGGCGATGCAAAGTCTCCATCCCATTCGAGTGGGGTTTTATTTTTACCACGGAATAGGATTAGTTTCTCCAAGGACTGAACGAAGGATGCTCCATCCGCATCTGCGACTACCTCACCACCGGGGTAATCAATTGCGATACCTGAGTTGTTTGCGTCATTCCAAATGATTGCTTTTGTCTTGGTCGCAACTACCACAAACTCAGTGCCTGTTGCCGGGTCTGAGAACAATGTGCTACAAAATACCCGCTCATCCGTGTCGTAGGTAAGGGTTAGGTTTCCCGCTAAGAAATCAATACCTTTTCGGGTCTCCGCTAGGTCTCCGGTGAGACGCATATTCTCGCTAGTCTCCACAAACCCACCCTGCAAGGATGTGTTCTCAAGGTATGAATCGATACCACGAAATCCGCGATCCCCGTCTACTAAGATAGGATCGTCAAGCGGACCATTTGGAGTGTAGCGTGGCATTACTTCTTGGTAATTTCTTGGTAAAGTTTGATGCTCATGTAGACCAAGGTGACTAGGCCAACAAGGATTCCGATTACGGAATCAAATGCGGATAATCCGAAGGTTGCGAGCGTCCCGCTCATGCCTATGTACGAAACTCGATCAAACATTATCTTCTGCCTCCAGGTGTGAAATAAAATCCTACAATTAAAGGTAATACCACTGTACAACTGAATAAACTTATGGAACCCGTGGTAACAACCATAGGGGCTTGCTCTGCCGGAAAACTGATGAGTCCGAATAAAATCTCTTTTCTTCCCTCTCCTGTAATGTTTGTAGTTGTGAGGAGTGGAACGCTTGGGTAGACGGTGGTGACACAAGTGACAAATGAGAGGGTACACATCCCGATAAGAGCAAGCATACGACGAGTAGTACGAGTAAAAGCTCCGCCAGGACCGCTATTGAGTGACGCTTGGAATTGTAGAGCGAACTCATTGTTACGACATTCCCTCGCCATTTCCATTTCATATTTCTGCTGACGAGCATCGGTAATCGCCCCAAACACGCCCTTGAGAATACTCCCCATTGCGGCCGACCCCCCACCGGTAAGAAAGAGCGTAAGTAACTCAAACATTTCATTTGCCCTCCAAGCGTTTAAACAGATTCTTCACATCCTCGCGCCGATCCTCGGCTAGCTTAGTAAGGTGTGCGAGATCCTT